CTAAAGATTAAGCTTAACCTCTATATCTTCATTTGTTATAACTATACTATCTATCAAGACATTCATGATGTTCTGTTTTTCTTGGTCAGTAGCAGAATCTAAATCAATACTTTTAAATTCTTCTAATATATCTACTTTATAACTATTGTCTTGAACTTTAGTGTTTTTCAATATCTCTATTGATTTATTAACCTCATTCATTTTCTTATCTAATAACTTTTTAGAAATAGCTTCCTCGATATACAAACTTAATAACTTTTCAGATTGTTTTTCTAATTGTTCGATTTGTGATTCTATTGCTGACTTCTCGTTTTGTTCATCTTTAATGTTTTGTATTTTTAGATCAACATCAATTCCTTTGAGATAATTTATAACATCTTCCTCTAACAATTCTTTGCGCACACCTTTTAACTTGCATCTATGACTTTTCCCCATAATATTGTTACGCTTATTTGTATTACATTTATAATATCGTCTAGTGTAAGTTTTCTCCTTATACTTAGCAGACGATACTGTACCCTGTGCTTTATAACCACAATAACCACATTGTAGTAATCCAGTGAGCATATATACTTCATCTGATTTAGATTTGTTATTCCTCGATTTCTTCAACGCTTGAACTTGATTATACGTTTCTTCGCTTATTATAGCTTCATGGTTGCCCTCATATACTTCGGATAGATATTTAACCTTACCAGTATAAGTTATGCGTTCTAGGGCATTCTTAACTCCGTTGGTAGAGTTAAGCGCATTTGGATAATGTTTATCTAGGTACTTATATATTTTAGATACACCATAACCATCAATATATAACTCATATATTTTCTTGACAATCATAGCTTGATACTCATTTACAATCAATTCACCATTTACATAATCATATCCGAATACTGCACCTTTAACACCAAAGCCACACCATTTTCCCTCCTTAGCACGTTGTATCATGCCTAACTTAGAACGTTCTCTAAAGTTTTCACGCTCTAACTGTGCGAATACGGATAATATACCTACCATAGCACGACCAAATGCAGTTGATGTATCAAATGATTCAGATAAACTTATCAAAGCAGTATCATGCTTTATAAATAGTTCTTCTATCATGTATAATGTATCTTTTTGTGAACGTGAAAGTCTGTCTAATTTGTATATAAGTATTGTATCAACTTCATTATTCTGAACATCACGCAATAACTTAGTGAGTGCTGGTCTGTCCATATTTGAACCTGAATATCCGCCATCGTTATAAATTTTAATCTTATCTAGTGATTTAGCGTTAGCATATGAACGCAATCTATCTTCTTGAGCTTTGATAGAATAACCATGTTCATTTTGCTCTTGAGTTGAAACACGTAAATAAATTGCAGTTGTCATTATTAATCCTCCTTATAAGAAAACCTCACTTAGTGTGAGGTGGGTTAGTTATTGGATATCCGATTTGTTTATCACCCATTCAGCTTTATATGTGTTATAGAATGGCATGAAGTCCATTTCAACTTTATATTCGTCTGAGTCTGGCACATCGTAATAAACGTATCCACTTGCTGTATTTCCTTTGTTTAACTGATCATCAAATCCTGCTTTCATATCATCCATTAAATAAAATTCTTGTTGTGTTTCTCCGTCAATACTTAATAAGAAATCTGTATCTGAAACTAAAATTTGTTCGTCTGCATTATTTTTGAATTTGTAGTAAATTTTTAATATTTTATCATTGTCAGGAGTTGAATATTCATCTTCAGGTTCTACAAATTCTGCTTTTTCGACTGTAACATCAACTTTTCCAACTGTTAATTGATCTCCAATTTTCAAAGATTTCTTTTCATTTGATTCATCTTCTTTTTCGTCATTACTATCAGAAGACGGTTTTTCTGATTGTTCTATTGATTCATTTTCTTTAACACTGTAATCATCATTTTCCGGTAATGCTACAAATATACCAATAAAGCATATCAACCCTGCAATAAATAAAACGATCGAACTTATTAAAGGTATAAGTATTTTTCCTTTCTTAGCAATTCTAACAATTGTAATAATAAACATTGTTAAAAAAGCGATTGTAATTAAAAACCAAAGTAAGCCAAAAATAAAACTTCCCATAACAAACTTCCTCTCTTAATTAAAATTTATTTATATTAAGCAACACCGAAGTGATGCGATTAACTTAATCAAAACTTCTATAATTATATATTACTTTCCCTATAACCTCTATCTGATCTACATTTTCTAAATCAAAAGTATTGGTTTTAAATTCATCAGAATAACTGTCTGGGTCTAAATGTATTTTAGTTTCAGTTCTTCTAACTCTTTTCACAGTATATTGTCCACCTACTCGTAATACTAATATATCATTACTATTTAAGGTGTAGTCACAATTTTTTCTGTAATCATGAACAATTATATAACTTCCATTAGATAAAATTTTATTCATGCTATCTCCATTAATTTCTAAACCAATACATTCTTCAGGGTTTCTACCTCTAAAAATACCTTTTGGAACTTTTAAAGTTCCATCTTCAACTGATACTTCTTCAAAGTTACCAGCAGAAACTTTACCATAATAATCTACATCTATTTCCTCTGTATTTACTTGATGATTTGAAATATCTTCATTAATTCCTAGTAGATAACTTTTATTTACATTGAATGTATTAGCTATATTTTCTATTGCACCCATGCGGGGTTCATTATTTCCATTCTCCCACATTCTTATAGTACCTTCTGAAACATTTAATTTTTTCGCCATTTCTACTTTTGATAATCTATTATTTAATCTTAATTCTTTAATTGCATGCTTGAAAGCCATTAGTTATTACCTCCTTGAATACTATTATACTATGATTAATCGTAATAAACAATAAAAATTTACGATAAATAATAATTATTTTACGATTAATGCTTGAAATCGTAATTAAAATACGATATAGTGATTACAGTTCCAAGAAAGAGGTGATTATTTTGAATAGAACTTTAAAAGAATGGAGAACTCATAAAAACATTTCGCAACTACAAATGGCATATTTACTAAATGTTTCTCCATCAACTTATAACATTTGGGAAAACAATCCTGAAGACATTAGATTAAAAACTGCTATACAAATTTCTGATGTTTTAGAAGTTTCAATTGAAGAGATTATTTTTTTAAATCCAAAATCGAATTTTAAATACGTTTTATCGAAGAAGTGATTAAGGAGGAAACAAAATGAACGAATTACAAATTTTCAATTTTGACTCAAATGAAGTTAGAACTGTAGTTGTAAATGAAGAACCGTATTTTGTAGGAAAAGATGTAGCAAAAGTATTAGGATACAAAAATACAAGAGAAGCATTGAAATATCACGTAGACAATGAAGATAAAAAAGATGGGGTAGCAATTCACGACTCCATAGGTAGAACTCAAAAACCAGTGTTAATTAACGAATCAGGCCTATACAGTTTAATCTTTTCATCAAAGTTAGATTCAGCTAAAAGATTCAAACGTTGGGTAACATCTGAAGTTCTACCACAAATTAGAAAACAAGGTTATTACATGACAAACAGTCTTGTACAAGAAATTGTAGATAACCCACAAGTTATTCATTATCTAGCTGAGCAAGTTGCGCTTATCAACAAAGATAATCAAAAACAAACAACACGCTTAGAAACAATCGATAAGAAAATCGAAGGCGAGTATGTAACACCACAAGATTTAGATGCTATCCAATATGCAACTAAAGTACAAGCAGAGAAGTTCTTAGACAAATTAGGCATGCAGATCACTTTAGAAACTTTAATTGACGAAAGCCAAAACATCTACGAACAAGCGTTGGCTAGTAAGAAAGCGAAAGAGCAACGCAGACGTGACATAGGTAAGTTTAAAAGCAAGATACTGGTTGCTACTAAGAAAGAATTAGGTATGAAAGGTAACGCACCTAACAATCACATCAAGCGTAAAGATGTAGATATGGCAATTCAACATATTAAAGATTTAAAAGCATCACAAATTGAATTGTAAGGAGGTCATACTTATGAAACAAAATTTAAAACACAAATTTACATTCTACAACAAGCACGGCGAAGTGATTGATCCATTCAATTACAAAGCACCAGAGGACATCGTCAAAGCATTACAAGTCGTATTGAGAAAGGGTGGAGTCAAATGAAATACATCACATTAACAATGTTCCTAGTACTGGAGTTTTTCATCATAGCAGCGTTCAGCGTAACACCGTTTGAACATTCATTCCTGTTCTGGTTACTCACAGTGATGTTGTTTGAGGCGTGGGATCAAGTAAAGGAAATGGAGGAAGAGTAGATGGATATTAAAAAGATTTTGAATAGAGATAAAAAAGAGATGGTTAATCTAAACCCTCTAATTGAATCAGAAATTGATGAACTTAGAGTTTCAGCTTTATTTATTAAAACACAAAAATTCTTTTATGAAAATCAAATAAGCGAAGAGGAACGCAAGTCGTTAGCTCGCATGCTCAACGCTTACTATAACTAGAATTTGATGTTGTTTAAAACATCTAAAGCATCAAGAGTGTCTTGAGACTTTTGTTGTTCAGCTGATTTAGAGTACTCATCATTGAATTTGTTAGCTTTTTCAATAGCTTCAACGTATAGTTTCAAAGCTTTATCAACATTTACCTTACCAGGGAAAACGGAGTTTTTAGAAGCTTCAAAATTCTTAGTACTTATTAAAGCAGCAGCGAACTTATCAGGGTCGATATATTGAGTCATATTTTTTCACCACGCTTTCATATTAAATTAATTTAATTGTACCAAATAAAAGGAGAGAGAACATGATTTATCAAATTAAAAAACTCCTACTGTTTGCAGACAGTAAGAGTTCAAGTAATTAAAAATATTAACACAAGCATTATATAACGAATTTAGGAGGACGTCAAAATGCGCATAAAAGAAGCGATTCAAGCACTCGAATCTGAAGGGTTCGATATAAGTAAGGACAAAGTTGTTTTTAAATTAAAAGATGGTGCTTTAGAAATGTATATCGAAGAGGACAGTGGAACACTAAAAACTGAAATTCATGATATGCAAGTATATACATCAGATGATTTAAAAGATAGAGAAATGATGGACGTTTTATATGATATTTCAGGTATTCAAAAGGAGGATGAATAACATGCCAGGTATTGCAGAAGAAATTTTATCAGAACTTAAAAGATTAAATAAGAACTTAGAAACAACAAATACAGAATTGGCAACCGTACCAACTGTTAATGCCAGACCTAAGTCAATAAGTGATCAACCACAAACAAGTGAAATAAAAGAAGAACAAGTTGAAGTAGAAGAAACACAAGAAGAATCGAAATTCACAATTGATGATGTGAAACGTCATGCAAAAGAGTACTTACAAAAAGGTGACGCTTCAGACAAAAAAGCATTGAAAGATAAATTAACTGAATTAGGTGCAGGCAAAGTATCCGACTTGAAACCAACTCAATATGAAGAAGTAATAGAGTTCTTCGTGGATAGATTGTCATGAGTGTAAATCATTCAGATAGAGCGCATGCCAAGTTAAGTGCAAGTGCTGCAAAGCAATGGATGAATTGCCCACCTAGTATTAAAGCAAGTGAAGGTATTGCAGATAAGACAAGCATATTTGCCGAAGAAGGAACATTCGCACATGAATTAAGTGAATTGTATTTCAGTCATATGTACGAAGGTTTAACTAAACGACAGTTCAATACTGAATTTAAAAAGCGTAAAGAAAATGAATTCTACAATGAAGAACTTCACGAGTATGTAAAAGAATATGTTGATCTCGTTGAAGAACGTATCAACGAAGCCTTTGCAAGAGTAGACAACAAGGAAGATGTGAGTCTTTTATTTGAAACACGACTCGACTTATCAACTTATGTACCTGAGTCGTTTGGAACTGGAGACGTCATCATCTATTCAGGCGGTGTACTTGAAATCATTGATTTGAAGTTCGGTAAAGGTGTAGAGGTATCAGCTATTGATAACCCTCAACTCAGACTATACGCACTAGGTGCATATGAACTATTCAACTTAGTAGAGGATATCAACGAGATAAGGATGTCTATTATACAACCAAGAAAAGACAACTACTCAACTGAATCACTATCAACTGAAAAGTTAATTGATTGGGCGGAGAAAGAAGTTAAACCAAAAGCACTAATGGCTTATAAAGGTGAAGGCGATTTTAAACCTGGAGAACATTGTCGTTTTTGTAAGATTAAGCATTCGTGTCGTGCAAGAGCAGAACAGAACTTAAATACTGTTAAAGCAATGGATGAGCCTTACTTACTCACAACTGATGAATTAGCCGATTTACTTTATAAAGTATCAGATATCAAGAAATGGGCAGATGACATTGAAGCCTATTGTTTAGATCAAGCGACAAATAATGGTCGAGAGTTCGAAGGTTGGAAGTTAGTATCAGGACGCTCAAGTCGAAAATACATTGATAACGAAAAAGTTATTGAGACTTTACAAGAACACGACTATGACAAGTCAGACATCACAGAAACCAAAGTACTAAGTATCTCAAATCTTGAAAAGAGATTAGGTAAAAAGACGGTTCAAGAATTGCTCAGCCATTTAATTGTTAAACCAGAAGGTAAAGCAACGCTTGTTCCTGAATCAGATAAAAGACCTGCACTTGGTGCAGAGTCAGCACAAGATGAATTCGATGAAATTAAGGAGTGATTGAATGACTTTTGGAGAAAACTTAAAACGTATAAGAAAAGAAATGAAATTAACTCAACAAGAAATGGCTAAGAAAATGGATATTTCGCAATCATATCTTTGTGATTTAGAAAACAGAAACAAATCTATAAGCATAAACACTCTTTTATATATCGCGAAAAGATTAAACATCTCAGTAAATAGACTGATCAATGATGAGATTGAACTAGATAAAACAAAATACAATAAAAAAACATTTAATTAAAAGGACGGTAATTTATTATGACAAACACTAAAGTAATCACAGGTAAAGTTAGAGCATCATTCGTACACATTTTCGAGCCACATGCAATGGAAGAAGGACAAGAGAAAAAGTATTCAATGAGTATCATCATTCCTAAATCAGATACAAAGACTATCGAGAAAATTGAGAACGCAATTGAAGCAGCTAAAGAACAAGGTAAGGCTGAGAAGTTCGGCGGTAAAGTACCACCAAAGTTAAAAACACCATTACGTGATGGAGATGAGGAACGTCCAGATGATCCGGCATATAAAGACTCATACTTCTTAAACGCTTCAAGTAAAAATGCACCAGGCGTTATTGACCAAAACAAGATTAAATTAACAGATTCAACAACAGTATACAGTGGATGCTACGTAAGAGCGTCAATCAACTTCTACCCGTTTGCAGTATCCGGCAATAAAGGCATTGCAGCAGGACTGAACAACGTACAGAAATGGGCAGACGGGGAGCCATTAAGTGGTGCAGCTACTGCTGAAGAAGATTTCGATGAATTAGATATGGAAGAGGACGACTTAATCTAAGTAAATAGAGAGGTGCATTGCATCTCTCTTTAATTATAAGTAGGTGGATAAATGGATAAAGAAATTTGGAAAGACATTCCTGAATTTGAAGGGTTTTATCAAGTGAGTAATTTAGGCAACGTAAAGAGTTTAGACCGAGAAATTACAACGTATATAGGAAACAATAGTTACGTTCGAAAGTATAAAGGTAGGCTATTGACTCCAAGAATCGGAGATAGAGGAGGACATAAAGTTGTGACATTAAGAAAACCGAATGTTAGGAAATCACCTTATGTTCATAAATTAGTAGCAGAAATATTTTTAGGACCAAGACCAAAAGAAAAAGTCATATGCCATAACGATGGTAATCCAAACAATAACGCAGTTTTCAACCTACGATACGACACAATTAGAAACAATAACATGGACGTGTATCGACATAACAGGAAAATGGGCAGAAATACTTTGGATCTAGAAAAAGTATATAAGATTAAGTCCTTACTTAAAGAGCAAGTGCTAACTCAAAGAGAAATAGCTAAAAAATTTCAAGTGTCCTATAAGTGTATCTCGAACATAAATACAGGTAAAACTTATGATTGGTTGGATAGCCTATGAAAACTCTATCAATAGATATTGAAACTTACAGTAGCGCAGATATCACAAAGACAGGCGCTTATAAATATGCAGAAGCAGATGATTTTGAAATCTTAATGATAGCTTTCTCAATCGACAACGAACCTGTAACTTGTCTTGATATGTATGAAGTGAAAGAACATTTATGGCATGCAGCATACGAGACATTCAAAATAGCATTATTCGATAAGAACGTTAAGAAATATGCGTTTAATGCGAACTTTGAACGTGTGTGTTTAGCGAGACATTTTGAACGTGAAATGCCACCAGAAGAATTTGTATGTACCATGGTCAATGCTACAAGAATAGGATTACCGGCATCACTTGATAAATGTGGAGAGGCTTTAAAACTTGATATCCAAAAAGATAAAACAGGTAAAGCACTTATCAACTATTTCTCTAAACCGTGTAGACCAACAAAAGCAAATGGTGGACGTACGAGAAACTTACCAGAACATGCACCTGAGAAATGGCAACAGTTTATCGAGTATTGTATTCGAGATGTTGAAGTTGAACAGTTGATAGCTGAAAAGATTAGAGCATTCCCAGTACCAAAATTTGAACAGAAATTATGGTCTATTGATCAGCACATAAATGACAGAGGTGTTCATCTTGATGAGGCACTTATGACGGGTGCAGTTGAATTAGACCGTATCAGTAAAGAACAACTAATGAATGAAGCGATTCAATTAACAGGATTAGATAATCCAAACAGTCCAACTCAATTACTGAAATGGTTGAATGCTGAAGGATTAGATATACCTGATTTACAGAAAAAGACGGTTACTGAATGGCTGAAAGTAGCCACAGGTAAAGCTAAAAAAATGCTTGAGTTAAGGCTTCAAATGAGTAAAACAAGCGTTAAGAAATATACGAAAATGCACGAAATGATGTGTAAAGACCACCGTGTAAGAGGGGTTTTTCAGTTCTACGGTGCAGGTACTGGCAGATGGGCAGGTCGAGGTGTACAGTTACAGAACTTAACGAAGCACCACATATCAGATGATGAACTAGACATTGCAAGAATGGCAATCAAGCAACAAGAGTATGAATGGTTAGACATGCTACTTGATGACTCCTACCAAGACCTATTAAGTCAGTTAGTTCGTACGACATTTACTGCTAAAGAAGGTTATGAGTTTGCAGTAAGTGACTTTAGCGCGATAGAGGCAAGAGTTATTGCATGGTACGCGGGAGAGAAGTGGAGACTCCAAGTGTTTGAAACACATGGCAAAATTTACGAAGCCTCAGCAAGCCAAATGTTTAATGTACCAATTGAGTCAATCGATAAAGGTAGTCCATTAAGACAAAAAGGTAAGGTGTCAGAACTTGCGCTTGGTTATCAAGGTGGCGCAGGTGCATTAAAGGCAATGGGTGCATTGGATATGGGCATTGACGAGTCGGAGTTACAAGGACTTGTTGACTCATGGCGTAACGCTAACCCAAACATTGTGAGATTCTGGTACGCAGTCCAAGAAGCAGCCGTCCAAACAGTTAAAACAAGACAAGTTAATCATACACATGGACTTAAGTTTTACATGTTCAAAGGTGCGTTAATGATTGAGTTGCCAAGTGGTCGATCACTCAGTTACTTAAAACCTAAACTGCGTCAAAACCGATGGGGTTCAGACGTAATTGTCTTTAAAGGTCAAGACAGTATTACCCGTAAATGGACGGACATTGATACGTATGGCGGTAAGTTAGTCGAGAACATTGTGCAAGCAACTGCTAGAGATTTATTAGCTGTGTCACTGGTACGACTAGAGAAAGCAGGCTATGAAGTGGTGGCACATGTGCATGACGAGATAATCGTAGAAGTGCCAAAAGGAAGTAGAGCATTAAGTGATATTGAGGATATTATGAGCCAACCTGTTAAATGGGCAGAAGGCTTGTCACTAGATAGCGAAGGATTTGTTAGTGAATTCTACATGAAAGATTAGAGGAGTGATCATATGAAAGCATACAAAGTTGTAACTAAAACACCTGTAGTGTTTGAAAGAACATTCGATTTAATAGCAGAAGATGAAGAAGACATTAGAAACCAATTGGATACAAGAATGAAATCATGTCCATATGACTTTTCGGATACGAATAATTTTGAAGTAGGCGAATATGATTTAGAAAATATAGAAGTGAGAGGTATTGAAAATGGCTAACAAAATTATACCTAAAGAAACACCTATCCACTTGTTAAGTGATGAGCAGAGGTTAGCTCGATATAAAAAACGTTATATCAAACCTAAACCATGGTTAGATAAGTACCCTCAGAAAACTGTACGTGGAGAATATTGTAAGCATTTGTGGGAGAACGATATATTCCCTAAGAGAAAGGTTGAGTGCTAATGGAAATCAAAGAAGGAGATAGAGTGCATGTAACAAAATTTGATGGGGAAGATGTAGATTTTTACGGGACAATATCGGATTGGTTAGTAGACGACAAAAATTATTCCTATTTAAAATTAAGGAATTGTAGCGATGGAAGATTTGAAGGCAAGTTTGTATACAAACCAAATACAGAAGAATATTTTGTACTCAAACAAGACTACTACACCCTAGCAACAGATGAAGAAGATACAGAAGAACCAGTTATTCAGCGTATTAACGATATGTATAACGATATACCAACTCATTATCAAGCTGATATAGATGTGATTGAGTTTTGTAGACAACATTTCACTGACGAAGAATTTAAAGGTGCTATGAAATTTAACCTTATCAAATATCCGACACGTTCAGGGCGTAAAGACGACATGGTTAAAGAATTAGATAAAATTATTGATTACGCACAACGATATAAAGAGGTGTTGGAGAATGGGACTACTCAATAAATATGATCTATACAATTTAGAAGGCAAAAAGATGTTCACTGTGATACCTGGTAAAGAAAACAACACTTTACTAGGTATGCCACATACACCATTTGTAAATCAAGAACATAAATTAACTGATAGTGAGTTAAGACAATTCAAAGCAGCACATGATTTGAAGTTAGAAGAAGAATTAGGACTACAAATGAGCATATTCGATAAGTGGGAGGGTTAAAACATGCCAACAATAAAATACACGAGAGAAGATATAACAAAGTTAGAGAATGAACGAGATCAATATAAACTACAACGTGATGAACTTATCAAAGACTTGTCAAACTATCGCAGGGTGTTGAAAGTATTTGCTAAATTAATCAAAAATAAATTGGCTATCAATGCTAGCGGTAGATATATTCAGTATCAGCATATGTTAGATGATATTGGTATCAATATTGATGAGACGGAGGCTGATTAGAATGGCTAAAGTGAATTATGAAAAAGCGTGGAAAACTTTAAAAGAAAAGAGAATCCAAGAATATATCAAGTTACACCAAACATGTAACCAAGCAGTAACACCTAATAACCAAATTCATTTATTTTCAATCGCAAACGCAATGGTAAGTAAAAAAGACCTGGCATATATATTGGGTGAAATGGATAAATTGGATGGAACAAAAGAATTCAGCAATTTACTAGATGACATGAATAGGAGTGAGTGACTATGGAATATGAGTATGAGAATAAAGTGATAAATATATTGAAAAACTTAGGTGCATTATACAACAGCAAC